CAATGGCTTCCTTTTCAGCCGTTCCGAATATCTTCTCACCAATCTTGCGGCCAACGACAGCCGCTCCGGTCCCCGTTAACGCGCCACCAACCCGATTGTCATTACTCTCGCCCGCCCCATAGGCCGCGCCGCCACCTATCTCGGCAACAGCGGCGGCTTTCGGTATGCCAGCAGCGCCAAGGGCTTTAGTAGCGCCCGCCATCTGTAAGGTCTGGCCAGCCACTTCACCAGCGAATGACGCAACAGGGTATTTCTCGCGCAATATCTCTTTCGCGCGCTGAACCTGCCCAGCATCCATACCGAGGGCCGGTGCCATTTCATCCAGCGCGCCAGATGTCAGAGCATTGGCAGCGTGGACAAAATAAGCGCCAGTAGAACTATTGGGATCAACACCTAGAACTGTTGATGCAGTGCCGCCCGTAGGATCAACTTTTGGCACACCGATGCGGCCCGCCTTTTCATAGGCGTCAAGGCTTTCTGGCAAAATGCTCTGCCTGTATTGGGCGGCAATGGCGCTCAATTCAGCAGGATCAACCTTGCGCGCGATAGCGTCCTCAAGCGCCGCCTTAAGCTCTAAATCCTTTTCAGACAGAGTTTGTTCGCCTGCGCTGGCTGCGGTAGTGGCCGATGTGCCAGTCGGGCCTGTGGGTAAACCGGACTTTCCGAGATAAGGCGCTATCGCCGCATCAAGATCGTCAGCCAAAGGCCCAGCCTGCAATTTCGCAGCCTCAATCTGGCGACGAAGCCTGCGGTTCTTGACCTCAATTTCGGCAGGAGTGTCACCATATTGTGGGAAGTAGCTCGAAAGTTGTCCCTCAAGCTGCTCTCGATTGTATGCTGCGCCGGTTCCAAGTGTGAGAAGCGCATCCAGAACATCAACTTGGCTATCAGCAACAATCCTACGATCAGCATCAGACAGCTTACGCGTGACGAGGCCACCAACGCCAACAGGCGATAATCCGCCACGGATTGATTCCAATATACCAGGTTCCTGCGATTGCGGGGAACGGGCCGTAACCTCAAGAATATCGGAAAATCCGCCCTTAATACGCGAGAGGAGAACAGACGCCTTCCCTTGAGCCTCCGTGCCTCGGTCAGACGATTCCTGCGCCCGCGCATCTGCGCCTTCTGCGCGTCCCTCAGCACGGTTAGCACGAGCTTCCGCAGCGGCCTTACGGGCCTCATCGGCCTGCACCGTAGGATCAGTTAGGATAACGCCGCCACCGGCCTTCTGCGGTGGCGCGTCCCATGTGACTTGTCCGGGGTCAATCGGCATAATCTACCGTCCCGTCTTCATATTGAATAACCCTGCGCCCGTCTGGTCCTGTGCCGGTGCGCATTATAACGCGAATCCCGTTCTTCTTGCGCCAAGCCTCAAATGCGCCCTTGCCTTTTTCACCAAGAGAACTTTTGATGACGCTCGCCTCTGCGGCAGTAATGGTCTTATTATTCGCAGCGCGCTCCAGAATTTCCGGTGCCGATTGATCGATTGGCGGTTTCTGCCCGGTTTCCTGCCAGCGTGACGCCCCAGGCGCACTAGCGGCTGGCCCTACATAGGTTTGCCCATTCCCGAGCGGAATAGAGACAACACCTCCACGCCCGTATTGCGCGAACTCGGTTGCCGCATCCTCGCCAAAGGTTTCCTTAATGAAGGCAAAATCCTTCTGGAAGGACGTGGCAGAATCAGTATCCTGCAAAGCCTTAAACCCATCAGGATCGACACCCTGATAAAACATCTTTACCGCAAGATCAGCGCCTTCCGGGTTTACCTCGACAAACCGCTTGGCGTCCTTAAACTGCTTGGCGAGATCGGGACGGCGCGCATTTTCCGCCGCCGTGGCATAGCGGTCGAATATCGCAGCAACTTCATCCGTCTTGCCAGATTTTTGCGCCAGGGTTGCTTCGCGAGCAGCAGACGTTAGCGTCGTCTTGTCCGCCTCGCCCAATGTCGAGCGATAGGTGTCCATCTGCTCTTTCATCTCAGGGAATTGCAGATAGAAGTCGGCAAACTTCTCGGTCGTGGGATTGGTGCGCAAGTCCTGAACAGCGGCCTGCATTTGCTGCTGGCGCTGCTGTGCCGAGCGCTGTTGCTCGAATTGCTGGCGGATCATTACGCCTTTAAGAACGCTTTCCACCGGGTTAGGGAGATTGATGCTGTAGTCGAATGCGGCCATTAGAATCCCCACTTCTTCATGGCAGTAGGACCAGCCACAGCCGCGCCTAAGATAGTCCCAAGCTGCCCTATCGTATTACCCCACGCCTGCCCTGAACCCAAAGCAGCCCCAGCCTTTGCAGATCCGATATTACCAAGCAGAGATGATATGTTGCTAGCCGATGTAATGCCAGACGATCCAACACCAGCTGCGGCGTTCTGCCCCAACTGCGTCAATCCACCCAATCGGCCATATTGCTGCTCAATAAACTGGTTGAGCATTTCCGGCCTAAACTGCGCCAGCGCACCCTGCACATTACCGCCGCGCAGCCCGCCTGTAGCGGAGGCGTTCTGAAGAATAGCATCTTCACCTTGGGCGAATAACGCCTGAAATAATGGGCTTTGCTCCTGCTGCGTGATAGCCTGTTGCTGAGATTGATCAGTGCCAAGGCCAGCAATATCCATCAACCCTTGCAGGGCCGGTGTTCCAGCCTTCACATAGGGATCGAGTAGGGCGCGCATTTCTTCACGCGCGGCGCGCTGTTCGTCAATACCAGACTGCGCGGCAGCCGCTTCGTATTTACCTGCCTTCTTTGCGGCAGATGCGCCGATAACGCCAGATCCAATCGAACCAACCGCAGCAATGGCCGCTACAGCAGGACCAGGCATCAGGAAAACTCCTTAACATAGTCGCTATACGGCTCGCCATAGAGCTTCATCGCTTGACGGCACACGTCAAGGGCCACCTCCTGCCCGTGCACAAGCTGGATCACGGCCAGAACAATATCATAATAGCCCGCGCGCCAGACAAAACTGGTTTCATTAGCCTCACCTGCCCGCTCCGCATCGTCGGAGGCTTTCCATTTCAGGATAGCAGTAGCCAAAAGAGGCAAAAGCGTCGGCGCATGGCGCAAAAAGAACGGATTAGACGGCATGTTGACCAATGTGTCGCAGATCGCAACGGTAAGACGGTCACGATCAGGAAAATCACCATCAGCCATGTCGTCGAAAATCTGAATAGCATTGAATAGCGCCATGAGCCATTCACGCGCGTCATCGGGAAGCGCAAAGCCCTCTTTCAGATTCTTGGAAAGCCAGAACTCAGCGCTCATTGCCACCCCGCTTGGATGTTATGGCTACTGGCTGCCGTTCTGCTCAGTGGGCATGGTTTAGCAATCTTTCAGGAAATATGCAAGAGGTGTGCCATTCACGAAATGGCTGTGATAATGCCGTTGACAATAGTGATAGATGTTGGGGCTAGATATGTCCCATTTGCGGCTGGAGTGGCGCCTGCCACTGCCGCAATCGTGATAGTGGTATCGCTCGCAGATGTAATGCGGCCCTGTTGATCCACAGCTATTGTCGCGGATTTATTCGCCGCGCCATAGGTTGCAGGCGTAACCGCTGTATTTTCAAGGTCGATAGTGCGTGATGCGGTGAGATCGCCGCCGCCTGATAGGCCAACACCCGCCGTTAGTGTCACACTGGCATGGTCTGTATTGCGCGTAGAACTGGTATCCAGCGCAATATCATCAGCATTAACCGTGATACCCGCTCCAGCGCCTATATCGAATGTGCGATTGGCTGATAAATTGCCGCCACCAGTCAATCCAGCCCCGGCTGTCAATGTTAAGGTTGATGCCGCTGCCCCTAAATTAGTGAGCGCGCCTACTGCGTTTGATGAACCCGTCCCCCCGCGAGCGATAGAGAGTGTTCCGGCCCAGCCTGCTGTTAGCGATACGTCCTTCAACAATGCCGTCGCAGGTGCCCCCCCAAGCGTCAGTGTGATATTGGTATCATCAACCCTCGTCAGCGCGCCAGGAGCCTCTGCTACCCATGTCAGTGCGGTGCCGTCATAATAGAGATAATCGCCATCATCCACGGTCGCAGGATCAACAGTCACCGCGTCAGAAGCCGTGTCAAATAGGCGTTCGAACTGCTTGATCTGCTGATGGTCTTTAAGGAACGATGCGAGCTGGTCGCGAGAGAGTTTGAATCCAGCCATCAGAATGCCATCGGCTCAAGCCGCGCCTCTAGCCGAATAAAGCCCATATGCACATCACTGGTGCCTCTAAACCGCTGGATACGCCAGTTGCGCATAAACCCCTGCATGAACCACATTAGACGCTTGGCGCGTTCACCTGTCACACCAGCCGTTATCACCCTATCCTCTGACCATACTTCACCATCAAGGCTGTAACTGGTCGAAAGCACGGGAGTATCGCCAAACGCAGCGGAACCTGTCAAGCCGATCAATTCAAGGTCATTGAATATCACACCCCGCCCTTCGTTATAGACAATGACCGTTCCAAATTCCCAACGGACTTGAACGCCCCAATGGCTCGATACTGTCTTACTGATAGTCCCGGTTGCGGCAGTCTGCGTGTCTCCGAATATCCACTTGTCATAGCACCAGACAAAATGGCGCGCGCGATATTGCTCAAAACCATCAAGCGATGATGTCAGCGTGAACCAGACCGGCTCGCCAACAACTTGGCTGGCAGCGCCGTCATAAACCAATGTCCGGTCAGGCAGATGCACATAAAGAAATTGATGAGCGCCATCGTTGCGCGCCTCAAGTTCCGCCGCTGCAAGCTGCGCCTCTGTATAAGTGCGCAAGACTAGGTTGATCTCATGCGTGGCGATAGGAACAGCCTGCGCATTGGCCCCAAGATAGATGCTCGGCTCTTCATTGAACCCGCCGCCAAGAAACGCAACCGCCTCCATGTAAACACAACAGGCCCGCGTTCCGATGCACCCCTTCTCGATCTGCGCGCCCTCAATCCGCTGGAAAGGGAACAGGCTTCCGCCGATATTATCAAAATACTCGATAGTGTGCCGGTTAAGTGCGACCGCCTCGTTACGCAGCTTTAGCAGCGCCTTAACCGGATCAGGGTCAGCTTCCGATGAACCGTATTTCAAAGGATTGATGGCAGTAGGATCATTCAGGTCCGTGACGACAAGAAACTCCCCGTCAGTCGTCATAAAATAGCCGTCGATCCATATCATATCGACAACCGTGCCAAGGTCAGGATCGGTGACTTGTGATAAAGTCAAGCCATCCCAATAGAACAGATCGCCAGCAGACCCTATGCCCAGCCGGTCGAAGCTGTAATCGAACGTGACAGGCCCACCGTCATCTCCGACATCGGCTAAAGTCGTAGCTGTTCCGTCTGCCGCTACCGAAACAAGACTACTGCCCATTACGCGGTAGCAGACGCCATTCCAGTTGATCGCGCCACGATCTATGCCGGGGCCGGTGCCGAACGATATAAGTCCATCGCCGGGGCGCAAATAGCCGCTACTGATCCCGCTTTCCTTGGGAACAGGAACCAAATTTACCGGGTAAGATGTCCGCAGATCAGGCGCGGATGAAGCGTAAATCCCGCTGATGATCGGAATTTGAACCATTCAAAGCATCGATCCCGGCGTAATGTAGAGTGTCCCGTCCGCAGCCGATGCAATCGTGCGGATGACCTTGTGCTTGCCCTTCTGGATATAGCGCACGATATGATGACCCGGCAAAATAGGGATGTCGGTTGTCACTGCCGGAGCGTCACCCGTTCCCAAATCAGCATTCGGATAATAGGTAATGCGCACAAAACCGATAGCCGTCGCGCTTGAATTAGCAATCGCCACCGCGTTGCAGTCGAAAGGCAGTGCCACTGCCGCTGTTGCCGATGTGGCGTTACTAACCGCCGATGTCTTGCCCTCAGCCGGGACAAAAATTCCGTTGTTCATTAGCCTACCTTCCAGTTTGTGCCGTCGCTGTAGCATGGAACGCTATTAGCGCCGCCTCCCGCTATGGTGGCGGCGAATGTTGCAGTGCTACTGTCTGTCACAAATGCCCGCGCACCCATGCCCGCCGTTGCTGGGTCAGGCAGTTCCGCAAACGTTACCGGCGTCACCTTAATATAGCTCGAAGCTGTCAGGCTGGTCCATGCGTCGGATAGGAATGTGATGAGTGTCGTCAGACTGAACTTGCGCGCATCCCCCTGTGATGTCGCATAGACCGGAACCTGATCGCCAGCGGAAAGCGATGTAACAGCAGTCAGTCTATTGATTGTCGTCATCAGCTAAACTCCAGTTCGCCGTCAGGCCCGGTTGTAATTCCATCAGAAGGCGGCGCTACAAAAGCCCGGTCATAATTCCAAGGCTTATTACCCGCCCCCGCTGGTAATGTTGATGGAAACTGCTGTTCGGCGGGCATTGCGGCCAGTGAAAGCAGGGTATTATATGACTGTTTCGCCGTAACCTTGGTTTCCGGCATTACCTGTTTACCAAATGATGGGGCTATCCGTATAGCTCCATTGGTAATGATAGCCGTCCATGCGCTGTCTGGCACCTCAGTCTCGGCGTCAAGATCACCTCCTTCCGGGCTAGAGGGTATAGGATAACCAAGGCGGATGCCTCTGGCATTCCATTCCGCCATCATAGCATCAAGGCGGCGCATGGTCTTTTGATATTG